CAGGTAAGAAGTAACGATTGATAAGCTTGATATCAGTTGACCAAGGTGAATCTCCAACATCAACAGTACATTCCCAAAGTCCTGGGTGTGCACCATTTTGTCCAGCAGATGAAGAAGCTTGTCCTCCTGATCCGGCAAAGTAATTACTATTAATGTAAGAACGCTGACGGCGCTGAATGTATGGAAGAATAAGAGACTGAGTCTCGACCTTTTGCTGATTAAGTAAAGGTTTGATGTTTGTTATGCTACTGCGCAACAAAGTAGGTAGGCCCTTTTCCTGTACTCCGAGGATTTTTGCTTCGGCTGCGGATGCTATTACCCGAGCGAGGTCAATTTCCTTGTTTCCAAGGCCCTCAAATTCCGCAGGGGTCATACCCTTAATGGAGGCGTTAGTAAGTGTACAACCTGTCGATCCGTCTACTTTTACGATCCGAGGCAGGAAGTTACCTGACCCATCAATCGCACCGGGCTCTTTGTAAAGAGTGCCGTTCGAAGACGCAGCAGGCTGCGCTAATTGCGAGTTATCGAATGGATTTGCCATTTTATATATTTGGTTTGATTGTTGTGAACTAAATTATTAGGTCAGCTTTCCTAATAATAGCGTACGAACAGCCAAAAACGGCAAATCAGTGAAAAATTCTTAGATTTTCTTCATTTCCTGCACATTCAGGATTTCTTTTGCTTTTTAAAATTAAGTTTTAAGACTTAAAATTTAAAGACCGAGAGCAGATAAAACAGGGTTCTTTTGGCTCTGCTCAGTAGCTACTGGAGTATTAACAGTTGGTCCCTGCCTAGGTTGCGGTTTAACTGGCCTTGGTGCTGCAGTCTGCTGAGTGGCAACAGGTTGCCTGCCTGCCTTTGTATATCCTGACTTTCTTAGCTTATCCTCAAAGTTATTGATTTCCTTATTGATAAACTTTTGCGCAGACTTATTGGCATGCTCTTTAACCTCTTCAGTAGTCAAGGTGTATACCTTTTGTTTTTCTGCATCAGATAAGTTATGATACTCATGCATGGGAGAGTATTTCATTCCGTCTTTCTCGGGCATACTCGCTTCCAGTGAAGATATAAATGATGCAAGTCTAATATGATCCTTATTAGTTGGGTCATACGAAGACAGACCTTGGGAGATTTCATGCAACGCAAACATTGCTTTTTGGTGAGCAGTTGTAATCCTGTTAACAATTTCATACTGAACAGGATTTGCCTCATAAGCTGCTTTAGCACCCTCAGATTCTAGTTTCTTTCGCATGTCCTCGGGAACCATTGACCTTATATCTGATAAAGTCTGCTCTTTTAAAGATTCTACAATAGGCTTTACCTGCTGTTTTTTCTGCTCTTGCTTTATAGCATCAAGCTCCGGCTTCAGTTCCTCCATTGCTTCCTGTTTTGCCAGCTTTCGGGTTCTTAACTCGACCACTCTTTCTAGGTCATCCTGCGAGAACTGCGGTTTCTTTCGCTTAAGAAAGTTTTGATAATCGTAATCAGAATCATCTAGAGCCGAATTTGGATCCTCCTCCAGCCTCTTATCTAGGTAGTCTTTTTGGTCTTTAAAGAATTGTAAATACTGAGATTTCTTACCCTTGTATTCCTCAAAATTATCTTCAGCAAACTCTACAAGCTCAAGGCGTTTCTTTTGATCAGTGGTTAGCCAAGTTAGGTCCTCCTGCTCCTGTACAACTTCCTGTACAGGTTCTTCGGATTCCTGCTCTGGTTCCACTGCAGGAACCTCCACCTCCTCAAATAAGGTTTTATCGTATTTGGTAAGAGCCTCTTGTTCTTGCTCTTCTTGCTCTACCACAGGCTCATCCTTTTGCTCTGGCTCCTCCTGCTCGGCATTGGACATATCAATAGCATCAGAAAGTCCATAGACATTTAACTCGTCATCTTGCTGCTCTTCCTGTGGTTGCTCCTGTTGTTCTTGTTGTGGCTCCTCTGTATCTATTTTTTCAAATAGTGCAGACATTAAAGAGGAACCTACATTTTCGTTTCGTTCGGCTTGTTCTTCACTCATAGTTATCTAGGTGGTGGTTGTGCTCCTGCCACTTCTTGAGGTGGCATTCCTGGTTGAAATTGTCCCTGCGGAGGTCTCTGTACTTGCTGTGGTGGCTGTTGCGGTTGTGCTTGCTGTGCCAAAGCACCCTTTATGGACTGAACCTCCTGATTCATGCCTTGAATGATTTGTGTAATCTGCGGTACTGTCTGCTTGAGTTGCTCAACAAATTGAGCATTTGCGAGTGACATATCTTCTTGTGTGTCAGTTTCCACATTTAGGTCGTAAGCTGCACCTGAAAGTCGGAAGATTTCGTTCATTATCTCCAATACTTTCTCTGTGCCAACTGCCTGCATGATTGGTTGCACTGATACCACCTGCTGAAGTAGTCCCGCTAAAGTTTGTGCGGATTGTGTATTTACTGCCCTTTCTGCTCCATCACGAGAAGAGAAATTATACTCATGCAGGAGTATATCGGGCGTTCCTATCACTGTCCTCTTTGCCTGTGGGTTCATGTAATCAGAAGTTGATCCGTATGGTGCTTCCTGAAATCCGGCATTCTTTACAATTTCTTTTGTATACCTACCCTGTACAGGCACACGATACTCAGACTCGGAGCATGAAACTAAATGCTCAAATAACATCTTCTTTGCTCCTGCACGAAGCTCATCAATACCTTCTGAGATAAATGAATAGATTGCCTGTGTGGTTGTCGCTATCTCTGTTACCTCTGTAGCGGATATTTCACGAGGGGCAGGTTGCCCCAGTTCCTGTGGCGATAGAATGAGAAGTCTTTCTACTAGATTGAGTAACTGAGTAGTAGACTGAATTGCCTGATTTACGGATGCTTGCATTTCACTCTGCACCTCAACAACAGATACAAAATCTTTAGCATTTAAGCCGAGGTCTGCCATCTTGGCACCTGAGTAGAATAATGCATGGGGCTTTGTGTACATTGTGCCCTCTGCCATTGCATCTTGTATATATGCTTTTACATCATCATCTAATGCATCCTGATCAATAGCGAAGATTTTCATCATGCTAATTTTCATATCATGAAGCATTTTATTCATGATATTATTCATCTGATCCTGGAATGGCATAAGTTCATGTGCCACTGATATGTTTACCATCCTAGCATCATTCTGATTTAATCCACCATATATAGCAGGAATACTAGGAAGGAACTCTGCATGTAATACAGTATTATCACTAGCTACTACCATCTTCATCCATACATCATGCGGATAATCACCGATACCTTCTTCTGCCGGATTTATTCTGCAAAAGTAATGCGAAAGAAATATACCTTTATCCTCATCTTCAGAGCCGTAAACGCCAGTGTTTGCAGTTCTGTCATTTTGCATAGCAAACTCCGACTTTCTTGTCGGAAAACGCATACTTTCAGGATCTAAATAGTAGCTGAAGAATTCTTTATAAGAATCATATGCTCCGAATAAATTAGTATTAAATGAAATATCTTCGGTATTCCAGTAACCTGGATTATCGCAGATATCTCCATATTTTAATACATCCCAATAACCAACCCAATCAGGACCATTGTCAGTATTTATATCCGCAAGAGGTTTTGATTGGTCATGCATAATTCTAGTGGGATGCGGTTTTACAAAATCTACACCCTCCCTGCATACATAACTTTCAATACCTTCCGGTTTCATTTTATTCTGCTTCCAAGTGGTAGCTCTTGTCCAAGCACTCTCAGGAAACATTAAAACAAAACCATACATAAACATATCTCTAATTCCCTGCCCGAAAAGATGCCTGTAATTAAACTGGTCGCACATCATTTCTACCCTTTGAGAAAGCACATCCGCTCTTAATTTATCTTCGGAAGATGTTCCGCGAGGTTCATATTTAAAATACGGGAAAAGGTTGGAGAATCTTGATACTTGTGCTGCTACTCTTCTAGTAACATATGAACGAATAATATTAACAGAAACTTCGTATAATCTCAGGAGGTTTATACTCTTGAGTGCCCCCTCTTCATTGTATTCACAAAACTGTTCTGCAGTACCCATACCCTCTAGGCATTCAGCAGTATCCTCGATAGATATCTTACCTTGTGCGTACTGTAATAACGGTATGGTAGATTTGTTAATTGGTAGACTATCCCAAGCCAAGTCTACTGACATAAATAAGTTACTATTCTTGGCAGAGTGAAATATACCCTGACGAACCCTAGATTCTATATAATCTTCGAACTTCGCTCGTATCTTAAAGTTGTCTGAAGATTCGTCTTTTTCAGTAAATATTTCACGAAGTCTGTCATGCGTGCATCCGAATTTTTCAAGTATTTTTAAGTCTACCATTTTTTAATGCTCCTGATAATACATTTGGAATGGTGTCATCGACATAATCTCCAATCACCTGATTTTCCAAAATTGTTAAAAGGATACATGCTGGCATAGATATCCCTCTTCTTGCTAGTTGTCTGAAAAAAGTATCCTCGTTTATTCCAAGAAGTGCCGCTAACTCCTGCTCCGTAATTCGTAGAAAACCACACAGTCTTTTTATTCTTCTCTCGTTCCATTTATCCTGTAGGTCTAATCTTTTGTAATGCACCTCGATTGCAGTCGCAGAAGGTGCTCTTACGGATTCCTTAGCCATTCATCATGCTACGCAGTACGCCACCCGGTATCTCAGACTCAGGCTCAAGATCATCCTCGTCCATATCCATCTCATTGGCGTTGTTTTGATCATCTATATCTGATGACATTCGGCGCACTTCCTCAACAGGCATTCGTACTGTTCCTGCTATTCTGTTTGCTGATTTCTCAGAAATTAAAATTTGAAGAGTTACCTCTACAGTTTGCCCCTCGCTAACATTTGAGAACGCATTCTGAGTGGCATCATCATCGGTAGTATCCAAAAGTAATGTGTTAGCCATATGTAGAATCTAATATTTTAGGTCATAAAATCAAGCATTGATTTCTATAATTTCAGTCTTACTCCCAACACTTGAAAATGCACCTGGTCCTGCATCGTAATAAATAATCGGATATGTCATAGCATCATGGGCGTGAACATAGATGCTTCTTCTTGGTTTAAATCCAATATTTGGGTCATAGGTTTTCTTTGACTGCTCTGAAACCAAATTGAAGAACATTTTTTTAAGATGAGTACATGATCCGGAAAGTATAAACTCTTCGTTCTGTAGTTTTGCTACCAAAAGTCTCACCCTAGCCTCAACTGAACCACTAAACTTAGGTGCTGCTTTCAGCCTTATAGGGTCAAGTCCCTCGAAATGCTCAACCCTACTTTGGGAGATATGCTCAATATCCTTAACATCATAACTACCTGTTTTTGCACGAAATTGATTAAATGCAGAGTTATCTGAAATATGAATAAAGTTAAATTCATGGTCGCACTCCCTGTTCCAGAACATCATTTTTCTCATCACTTCAGGAACAAGCACAGTATAGGGAATGTGTTTGTTTACATGTACGATTTCATCAAAAACCAACCATGTAGTCTTACCCTTCATTATTATATTCTGCATGAAGATTATAGCATTATTGACAGAACCTGGGTCCCATCCGCAAATAATCGGATAATGTATGGATGGTAATAGTCTTTGTTTCTCACTGCCCATAATATGGACACCTTCTATAAAATAGGGCTTATAAATTGCATCACCAGCAGGTCTATCTATCCATTCACCACGAACCATCCGTGCTTCCTCAATCGGATCAGATGATACCGCCTCCATAATTCGGTCATAATAACCTGGAGGTAGATGCTTTAGATTATCCTCTATTTTTAGATGACGCACAAAATAGTCATCATTGTACTTACCCTTACTCAGGGGCTTCTCAAAAAACCTCTTATACACCCAATGAGATGGCCCATCAGGGTTGCAAGCTGCAGTATATTGCATGGGGGAATCAATACCGGGTCTTCTACCTAACTGCTGAACCACTGCATCGAAATAGTCAGGTGTATCCAAGTTGGTCAACTCATCTACGAATACATAGCTTGGCTCAAAACCTTTTATCCTGTCCTTAATAAATGCACCATATGGCACTGAGATAAGTACCACACGACTAGTTCCCCCGAACCTATTAGTGACATCTATATATAAATTCTTTTGGGAGTCCTGCCTTTCTCCCGTTGCCTTCATGCCTATACCATCCTCCCATAAGGGGATAATCTCAGTCTGTAGCTTATGCCAAACTCCACCCATTGTTGCCTGTGAGCGTATACCAACTATTAAAACCGCTAGTGCATTAAAGTTTTCCCACAGGTGGCGAACTAGTTTATGCCCGCCAAGTATGTAAGTTTTTCCCGTACCACGCTCTCCGTAGCCAAGAATATACAGAGCCGAACTATCAAACATCTCCTGTTGCGTGGGCGTAAGGTCAGGAGTCCACGGAGGGGTATCATCCGTTTTTTCCTCATTTACTGCCTGACCTAACCTTTCAGCCAGTAAATCCTTATCAAGTTTGCCCATCTACTTCCTCTTTCAGCTTCTGCAAATTCTTTAAAGGTTGGAAACCTGCCTTCTTTTTAGACTTAGATTGCTCCTCGTTATGCATCTTCAGCATTATGTTAATTCCAGAAAGCGAACGATCGTATCCCTTGCCTATCTCTGATGATATCTGAGCAAGGCACTTGATATACTGTATTTTCATCTCAGGATCCATTTCCGCAGTATCCAAGTCCTTCTTTAAGTCCTGAGACACCTCAAATAACTGCATATTCTGCTGAATATTCAAACTAAGGTAACCCTTTAGTGCCTCCACCATCAATAGACCAGTATGCTTCTCGAATTTCTCAAAAGCTTTTATGGAATCTATTGTTTCGTCTGTTAAACCGAGCCTTTTAAGACCCTTCAGGTACTCACCCTGTGGTTTAATAGCTGCTATCACTTCTGACTCAGTTGGCTCATCCTCATGCCTTGTGAGAAGCTCAACAGGCTTAGGGGTAACGCCTCCGACTTTACCAGGTGTATACAACGCACTCAGTTTATCTGATTTTCCGATAATCCGATTTAAGTGGTTAGGGGTCACTCCTAGCATTTCTGCTGCTTCAGGCTTAGACTGATTGGCCTTTTTCATAGCCGCACCAACCTCTTCGTCGCTTATTGCTCTTTCTCTTGGCATTTCTCTTTGTACAGCTTGATTAATGGAAGGAATGTTGTCTCCCAATGAGGATGGTTCTGAAGAAATGTAAACTGAGGGTTTGAGCGCATATACGCCCCTGCCCTGTTCCTATCATCTGCGGATAAAGGATCAAATCTACACCCCTTGCAGAACTTCTGTGCAGTGCCTATAGCAATACTATCCCATGTTAATGAGTTAGATACCGCTCGCACTTCTAGGGTGGTCAGACCTTCGCTCTGTATAGCTACTTCCTGATCTGATAATGCCTTAACTGCCTTCCCTCTTGCCTTTTGTCTCGCCAAACACCGCACCAATGGTGGTGGAAATTGATCAAGTTTTTCCCATATTTTCATCTTTGTTATACGCCCAATCTATTATCCTTTTGTATATGCCCTTCATTTCCTTGTTTCCTGGCGTTACAGATGCTACAACCATCCTTTGTTTACGACCCGCTTTTCTACCTAATATTATGTACTCATCGAAGAATTCACTCAATGTTCCATCTACTGCTTCCTGCAGGACTTCGCTGTCGTTCTTTTCCATATTAAAAGCTAAAACAATTTTTCCTGAGAAATCAAGTCTATGTCACCAATTGTCACCAATAACTCGGAATCCCTGTGTTTATAAGGGGTAAGTATATGCCTGAAAATCCTTGTGTCCCCAGTTCGATTCTGGGTTTCGCCACCACCAAAGAAAACACTCTTGACCACTCTACAACAGGGAGGCAGAGTGTTTTTTTATGTTCGGAAGTGGTCATCGGTTATACGGAAAATTTGTCACCCAATTGTCACCCAGAGGGGTTTTTGGAAAATTCTGTCACCCATTTGTCACCCAAAATCCATGAATATTCGCGTATATATAGATCAAAAAAAGCGAAAACTTGGAAAAAGTGCATGGTGTGTGGAATTATATCTAGGTGGAAAACGGAAAAGAAAATACCTTTCTACGCGCGAGAAAGCGTACGCATATAAGAAAGAAATAGAAAAACCTTTCCTGCAGGGAACAGATGAAAAGTCTGCTCCTGAACAAATTCGGGTATCTACTGTGTTTA